GTTCAATGTTCATTAGGATAACTCCAGGATCATGAGCTGGCGGAGGAGAGCGTTCTTCGCTTCGTCCACTTCGCTCGGTTGGTCGACGATGGTTACATCTTCGCTCGACGCTTCATCCCGAAGCTCGGACCAGATGGTTTTTGCGAATCTTAGCGACTCGCTACGTGAGAGACGAACTGCATCCCGCAGACGTCGCTCCACTTCCCGAATGGATGTCGGTCGCTCGTGCATAGCCTTAAGGCTTTGTGCTTCCGCTGCCGGATCCTTTACTTTGCTGTTCAGTTCCTTTGCACGGACGGCGAATGCATCAATGATCGCATCCACATGTCCACTGCCGAGTCCACTGTCATATGCAGCTGTAACACCTGCACAGAGACGCTCATAAAGCGCCTCGAGTCCTTCATGGACCATTTCTTTGTCAAGGTCGCCGTAGACGTTCTCGACAAAGGTTGCAACGTCTTCGCCAGGCGCGACTGGAATCATCATCTCTTCTTCCATGCCATAATCCTCCATGTCGCCATACATGTCCTTCAGTGACTTGACCATGTTCATTGGTTCCGCTGGTGTCGGTGTGAGCGATGCCTCACCGATTGGCCAGCGTGTGATTTCGTAGCGCCCATCAGCCATTTTCTTACGCTCGACCATGTGACCCGTGGCGCCGCTGGAATATCCAAGCTTGCCAGACTTCGCCAGTTCCTGGATCATCTTCTGGTACGAATCGGCCATGTCGACCTGGCTCTCATACCACAGACCTTTGTCGTCCATGGTGATGTAGCCGGTTCCGATGCGTGACTTCCCGACCTGCTTGTCCTGGCCGTGATGATAGTAGAGGTTCATCGGCACACGCTCGCCAGACTTCATCGGTCGTCCGAAATCAGTGCTCGCTGTGAAGTAGTCGCCCTCGAGGTCGGCGCCACCGAAGCGCACCAGGTAACCACGCACACGACCGCTGTCATCTGCTTTGATTGCATCACCGAAGGATACCAAAGTCTGCATCATAACTCCTTGACCGGCACGACCACGGCCTGTGGTCCCCACTCCGCGTTCGGTACTACTTTACCGAATGCACTGAGAGGTGTGCCTGTCTCCCACAAACGATACCGCGAAGGTCCAAGGACCTGCCGACGCTCCGCTTCACTGAGCATCCGGAACTGCTCCTCTTTGGTCGGAAGTTCTTCCGGTTCACCGAAACTGCCTGGCGGCAGTCCTGCGAGTTCAGCGTATGTCGGTGTGATCGGGACGATCGTACACCTACAGTTTGGATGCGACGGAACGATATCTGCAACAGGATTCGGATCTCCGTGCAGTGACCAGCACACAGGACACACGTTCACATCACCCGCTGAGATGCGGCGCCACCCACGAACGATTGACAGATTCGCCTCGAAGGTCTGTCGCTGTGCTTCGCGATTGGCACGAATCATCTCTGTTCGTGCGATGGTAGCAGCTCGTGAAGGAGCGAGAGTTTCGTACGTTCTCGACATCCGTCGTGCGACCTGGAGAGGATTGAGACCCTGTGCAATGCCGATCGTGACGTGGTCCAGTGCGAACGGCCCTATGGCCTCGAACAGCAGACCGAGCGGTGAGCCGTCAGCAGCGAAGCCGACCACGTTCGTGATTGCTTCGACGGGGAGCCGGTTCCACATCAGATCAGCGGTGAGCGACACCGACGAAGGAACACCCGCAACTGCTCGAACGAGATCCTCCTGAATGTCCAGCGACAGCTGTATGGCGCGACGTTGTCCGTTTGTTGCGATGTCGGTCGCCTGTGGCGCCCATCGTGCGACTTCATCAGCCATCTGGACATTGAGCGCCTCGAGGCGGAGCATGTACTCGCTGAGGCCACTGATGTCCTCACCTGCTGCCTGTGCTTCCTCGATGGCGGCTGTCACCGCTTCGAGGCGCTGGAGGTTGTCAGCCTGGAGAACACCGTACGTCCTGCTCATCTCAGCGAGAGCAGCGTTCTCACGGTATCGGAGCTTGTTCCTGTAGCTCTCGTTGACTTGATAGATATCAGGCATCGGTGTCAGTCAACTCGTATCCGTAGTATGGATGATAACTTTTTCCGTTCTCCTTCGGCGCCATGCGCTTGAGAATCTCTTTGCGCGCAGCTGTGGACCAGCGATATCCAGCATCGCCACCCCATGCGGCCCATGCCACACGACCAGCGGACGGATAACCATCCTCACCTGGCCTGAAACCTTCCGCCTGCTTGTCTACTTCGTGACGCCTGAAAAACGAATACATACGAAGGACAGTCGACTCACTGAGCTTCTCGCCATTGATGATCTGATTCGCCCTGGCCCATGCGACAGCGGTTCCGCCATCACGACCAGCATCACGCCACTCGATGGCGCGCTGTGCTTCCTCCTTCATCTCTTTGGAGGGAAAGAACTTGAGTCCAGGCTCAGATGCATCGTCGAATGCTTTGGTCTCTTCCTGGCGAACCGTGACAGGCAACAGGCCGAGGTGCTGGATGGAGTTCAAACCAACAGCCTGGAGTGCAGCCTCTGGCTCAAAGCCAGCACGAATCAAAGCACCAGCAGCGCCGACCAGCTTCGCAGTTTCATCGGCAGTTCGAGCTGTCGAGACAGGCGCAGCATCAGGGACCAGAAGTTCCTGCGCGCCGATCTGCACAGGGACAGCGGTCGGATGGTAATAACCTTCGTCATCATCCGAAGGCGTCACGCCAGCGACACGCTTCGCGGTTGCTAGGTCCACGATGCCACTCTTGTAGAGTCGCTCCGCTCTCTCTGCGTCCTCATTTAGGTCAGCCTGAAGTGATGGGACATTCGTTACATCGAACTCGAGGTAATCGCCAGGTTGCGTCTCTTCGTAGTCTGGAAGCAGTGCGATGGTGAGCGCTTCGGACATCTGACGCATCAGCGGAATCATTCCATCAGTCCACGCCGATCGTGTTGCTTGCTCGAGATTGCTGTAGGTTGCGCGCTCGAGGCCGCTGCCGAGCTGGAGGACCAGAGGATTGAGACCGAGAGCTGCACACACGCGCTCCTCCGGTTTACGTCTGATCTCGTCGAACGCCATCTCGGATGGTTTGTGTGATACCTGCTCGACCTTGAATGGTCCAGTCATCACCAACACGCTGCCGGCATTGTCGCCAGTGAAGTCCTGCTGTAGTTTCCGCTTTGTCTGACGTGCATCGTCTTCGCTGAGATCTTCGACACCGCCCTTGTAGTCTGGTCCGACCATGATGCTTGGCATGCCACCGTTTCGCACCATGCCGAATGCAGCTGATGCGGCGACGTTGTCTGTGGCGATCTCACGAAGGACAGACGTGACAGGAGAGCGCCCGAAGCGACTATCCTGCGGATCTCTGCCATAGCGGATGTGAATCAAGTCCTCGAGCGCGATGTCGTACGAAGTGCCATCCACGGTGTACTGGTATTTGACCAGCGGATTGATCTTATTGCCGACAGGTCTCATCATGTCAGCCGCTAGGTATTGCAAACCAACGACACGACCAGACACGCGGACCTTCCTAAAGTAGGCGTTTCCGAGCAGCTGGTAGTCAGGGAGAATCCACGACCACACGAGCGATGGCGGCACGTTCGGTGTTGGCTGCGCGAGCAGCTGTAGAATCGGGTGATCTGCGACTGTCTCGACCTGTCCATCAGGCATCGGTCGACGGACGACAGGGACACCCTGCGACCAGTTGCGAATATACCAGTCCATGCCGATCGCGACGATGCTGTTCAGCATCAAGTCGCCAGCCTGGTTCCTCCAGTTGAAACTCGAGCCTGGAAGGTTACGTGTCAGCAGGGACCAAAAGTCGCCGTTCCCAGTGCCAGTGAAATAGGACGTTTGGCGCTGGATCAGCGGCGGCGGAAGGAGTGCATTTGGCGCGGCAGTGGCTTTGCCGATGAAGCGATCGAAGAGTCCCATGTGACTATTGTGTCCTTATCATGTCTTATACTGCACCCCACCCACCGCCACGACCGACGAGCTCGTCGTAGGCGTCAGTCAAAGCGTCGACGATGTCGTCATTCTTGCCGAGCGGGAACGTCCGCATTTCGTCCAGGAGTTCGCGATTCCACGAAGCTGTAACCATGTACACGTTTCCACCAGCGACCTGCGACGCGAACGGTTCAGCCCTGACATCCTTGGCGCCTGTCACCGGCAGGACTGTCACAGCACTACCATGCAACAGCCGAAGCATGTGCATCGCTTGACTCTTGCCAGCCTGACCAGG